TGTCATAGAACCGCTCGCCACTCTGACTAATAGTCTGCATTTCGTGCTGCACACGCAAGTTCGCAATCTCTTGCTCGGCGCGTTCAGCCCGACGTTCGGGTGAGGTTTCCGCGAGGTAGGCTTCGTATACCCGCTCGCGGTAGTCTTCGTCGGACAAGAGGCGTTCCATCTGCGCTTCGCGCTCGGCCAACGCCTGCTCGTACTGGGTGATCTGCTGCTGGACTTCCGTCTGGAGCTTCTGTTCGCGCTCCTGATTGTAGACGCCCCACTGGGCCAGCTTGACGACCTGATCCAGCCGATCCTGCCGGACCTTGCCGTTGGCCTTGTACTCGACGATCAGCGCCGGGACTTCGACTTCCCCATGCTCGTCGCGCAGGGTGAACTCGGTCGCCAGCCCTTCGCTGACGGACGGCACGGCCACAAAGCCGTCAGGCAACACCACCTCAGACGGGGCTTCGTCCTCCGCCGTTTCGTCAACGGGCGCGTCGGCTTCTTCCTCGACGGGCGCATCAGCGGCTTCCTCTGGCGCATCCGGCTCGTCGGCCACGGGGGCCTCAGGGGTCGGCTCAGGGGTCGGCTCAGGGGGTGACACCTCGGGCGCAGGCATGGCGGCAGAGACCGCGTCATTGATGGCGTCCGAGATATCGACAACGGGAGCAGGCATCACAACTCCTTATTGCTGGCGAGACAGTATATCGGCCTGCCGTGCGGCAGCCTCCTCGTCAGGGACGCCAGCCAATGCCTGTTGCATCAGCGGGGCGACTCCAATCGGGGGGTTGCTGGCGGCGAGCGGTAGCTGGCTCGGTGGCATAGATGGCACACTGGCTGCGGCAGGTCCGCTTTGGGGGCCAGCCCCCGGCGCAGGCGGAGGCGGTGCGCCCCCACCCTGCTTCTGCATCGCTTGATTGGCCAAGGCGGTCCACCGTTCTTGGGCCATCGCGATAATCTGTGGGTCGAGATCGTCCTGAAGCAGGATCTCCCGCTCCAGCACGTCCTGATGGATTGCTTCGTTGTCCTGCCACCGGACTTCCGGCACTGGGGTGCCCATGCGGATCGCATCGGCCACGCGCTTGGCACGGGCTTCCTGATCCTCGTCGGGGGACTGGACATCCTTCGCCATCGCAAACATCTGGCGGCGGCGGTATTCCTTGAGGTCGATCACGCCCGTCTGGAGCCAGTTGTCCAGCAGGTACAGGCGGAACGCCATCGGCATCGGCATCATCGACGCCGGTTCGACGCGGACATCGCTCTGCCCGTCAAAGTCGCTGGCACTGATGGCGCGGGCGAGATCAGGACGGCCCTTGCCGACTGCGCCAAGCGAGCGGGGGACATCATAGCCCCACGCCATCCCGGCCAACGTCACCTTCGCCCAGTCCGTAAACGCCATCGCCATCGCGGCAATGACCGGCGAGAAGACGCGCTCCAACTGTTCACGGGTGGCAATGATAGCCCGCCCCGATTCGCCCGTCGTCTGGCCACGGCTGATCTGGTTCCAGCCGCTCGCGTTCTCAAACGCCTGCCGTTCCAGCGCCAACGCTTCCTTCACGTCCGCGCCGACGCTGAATCCCTGCACCGGCTGGATCGACTCGCCCATGCTGCCAGCGCCACGGACTTCGATCATGGAGGTCACACCGCCCATGAACGTCTCGGTGGCAATCGCGTTGGGGCGCGTCAGGAAGCGCCCACCCGCGTTGACGCGGATGTTCTCGACCCACTTGGAGAGCAGCGCATTGACGCGCATCTGGTGGTCGATCCACTGCTCCATGATCGGGCGCGGGTAGTACGACGGGTCGCTGGACCCATCCCGCACATCCACCACGGGGATCACACCCCAGAGCAGGGGCGCAGGGCCAAACACCACTTCGTTGCCCACCACGACCATCTGCAAGCCTTCCGGCAGCACATCGGCGTGGGGGGCGAGGTAGACCGTAAACCGCTCGGTCACATCCTCGTTGCGGAGGCGCTGCCCTTCGCCAATCGTCGTCTGCGTCAGCACCCATGCGCCGATGCCTTCCGATCCGGAATAGGTCGGGCCGTTGCCCGTTGCCAGCGACATGTCAGCGGCGTCCAGCCCCGACACGCCGTAGCGGTACGCGGCTTCCTGCCGGGAGATCACCTCACGGATGACCACCCAATTCGGCTTTTGACTGGCCGTGGCGTTGGGGGAGACGCGCACTTGTTCGACGCGCAGCGTTTGACAGCCGATGTCGCCCAGTGGCTTCTTCTGGCCGGGGCGCTCGCCAAGGCGCTCATCCCACGGACCACGATCCGAGTCCCAGTACAGATGCCAGAACGAGACGCCATCGGTCTGTGCCCAGAACGCGGCTTCGCGGGCAATGCGGATCATCTGGAGCTGCTCGTACTGGTACTCCAGCGCCAACTGCTGCGCCTGCGCCTTGCGCTTGTCGTCTGGATCGTTGGTCGTCGGCGTGACGGCAAACCCCGGCTTCTGATCCATCATGATCTGGAGCCGCTGATCCAGCGCCTTGTCCGTCATGTTGTAGACCACGCGGGCCGCATCCCGAGGACGGGACGGCTCACGCCACGGCCCCAACCCCTGCGCCGAAATCCACTGCTGGCCTGCGCGGAAGAGGCGATTGCGCTCGACCAAGTGGAGGTGCATCTGCACCGCTTCCCGGCGCGAATCCCAGAGCGACGACACCCACGATGCCCACGCCTGCGCGGTCGGTTCCCCGTCATCGGCCAACGGGCAGTCAGAGCCATACAGCGCCCGGATCAGCGCCTGCTGGCGTTCCAGCGGCGGCTCGCCCGTGTCCTCTGGCGGATTCGGGGCGACCTGCTCGTTGGGGGACATCGGGTTGTTGGACAGCCCTTCGAGCAAACGGGCCATCTCGTCTTCCAGCACCGCGCCCGTGAAGGCCGGATCTTCATCAGCGCCAAAGGGCATCGTCATGCGTCATCTCTCCGGCCCACGCCCATCGACGCGCGGACTCTGTTCCAATCATGGTAGGTTTCGTACCGCTCACGGATGACACGCATGAGTTCTTCTTGCGCCCACGGCTCGTTTTCCTGCATCGCCACCGCCACCAAGTCGTCTGGCACATCCGCGTTAGACACATCCGCGACGACTGGCGCGTCCGGTCCCTTCACCCACACGGCTCGCCCCAAACGGACGGCCTCACGCACGGTATAGAGCGCCACCACAGCCCAGAGGCTGTGGGTCAGCAGCGAGACGAGCGGGGTCGCGTCCATCAATTCATCAGGTACGTCTTGCCCCGGATCGCCACGGTGGCGACCACGCTGGCTCCTGCCGCCCCGACCGTCACCGTCGCGGCGTTGCCGGTGGTAATGGCAATGGGCGGCACGAAGTTCGTGATGATCGGCGCGGTATTGGCCGCAGGGATCTGGTAGCGTTCGAGGACCGTCGCGCCGTCGCGGACTTCGACCACTACAGCGGCAGCCGGAGCCGCGCTGAAGCTGATCGACACGCCAGTCACGAAATGCTGCCGATTGGTTGCGCCTGCCTTGGTCGCCGTGGCCGTGGCGTTGGTCTGCGTATCGACCACGCTCCACTGCGTCGGCTCCCACGCCTTCTGTTCGATGCTCGCCATCTCAGTCTCCTGATTTCCGAAGCGTGACCGTGCCGCCACCCCCGCCACCCCCGCCCGTGACGCTGGGGGCAACCGCGAGGAGCCGCAGGGTCGCGGCTGGCACTAGGATAAAGTTCTGTACTTGGGGCGCAACCGCAAGCAACCGCAGCACCCCAATTTGCGGCGTCAGCGTCCGCGTTCCCGGCACGACGGTCGGGGCCACCGCAATATCGCGCACCGCCACGGCGGGGACCGTCAGCGTCCGCGTGGTGGTGCGGGCGGGAGCGACGGCGTTGAGCGTGATCCTCGACGCTGGGACGGCCACCTGCGTGGCCTGCGACACGACAGGCGCGTTAGCGACCAGCCGAATCGTGGTTGGCGGAGCCGTGACTGGCGCTGACCCCGGCACGACGGCAGGGGCGACCGACAGCATCCGCAGGAAGACCGCAGGCACCAGCACCGTGACGATAGTCTCGATGCCCACCGGCATGGTGCGGTGCCAGCCTTCCGTCTGATTGT